TGCCTGATCCCGGACTCGGCATCCACGCAGATGTTCTCGTTGTTCAAACCGTTCACCTGACATTCAGCTGGCCGCAAAGCGGAGGCGATTGTGGGCGACGCCTGACCTGGCGTTCCTCGCATCGCCTCGGCTTTCGTTCCGGGCCTGCTATCCCACTGCCTCGTCACCGTTGACCCACGCTCGATCCTTACTCCGGCCGAGAAGGAGCTACGGACGTGCATAAAAGTCTCAATGAACCCGTGTTGGGGACGTTTGAGTATGGCATTGTAAGAAGAAAAGCAAGGGAACTCGTCGGTGTGGCGGGATTCACGAAACAGGATGTCCCCGATCTGGTGCAGGAGCTGCTGGCAATGGTGTGGCAGTCGCTACAGTCTTTTGACCCGTCGCTCGGGCACCAGAAGGCTTTGGTAACCGCGGTTGTGGAGCGAGGGGCCGTAACGCTTTTGCGGATCGCAAAGACCAAAAAACGATTCAGGGGATCACAGCGATCGCTGGAAGCTGTTGTTGGCGTATGCAGTGAGGCACAGGCGGAACTCGAGGGCGAGGTCACGGATGAGGATGCGAATCGGCGGCGGGGCCTGATGCAACGATCATCTGAGGCTACAACGGATCTGAAACTGGACATCGAGGCGCTGTTGGAATCGCTGCCGCCCGATATGCAGTTGCTTGCTGAGCAACTGAAGGAAAAGTCAATTGCTGAGATTGCGAGGGAGTCCAGTGTCCCGCGGACAACGCTGAACGACAGTGTACGCCGACTCGAGCAGCGTTTTCGCTCAGCCGGGATTGATGGCTACCTCTGATTTTTTTTCGTCACTTTAATGCCGAATCGCGTAGCTCTCCAGATAGAGACACTAAGACTTCCTGACGGGGAGAGCGGCTTATGACTGGTGACCGTTACTGTTTCGAATTTCGAAGCGACCTTCCCATGCAGGAGGTAGAAGCGTCATTGCGATTGGCGTTTCTGGCAACTGAAAGTCTGCACGGCGAAACACAGGTTCGACTTGATGCCGCTCACTCACTCAATCGTCGCAAGCGGATCTGCATGATCGACGTGCGGTCACGAGTGGGGCGAGATATCAGTCGGATCTTCACTGGTTTTTTGCGGCACGAATTTGGCGAAAACGCATTCTCCGTCAAACGACACCAACACAACCATCAAACACAGATTCAGGAGACAGTCAATTGAGTCTGCTCAATAAAATTCAACGCGGCAAGCAGCCACTGCCACCGCGGATTGTGCTGTATGGCACCGAAGGCATTGGCAAGTCCACCTTTGGTTCGCAATGCCCGACCCCGATCTTCCTGCAGACGGAAGACGGACTGGCCGAGATCGACTGCGACAAGTTTCCACTCGTGGCGTCATTCGATGAAGCCGTTGGTTACCTGAACACGCTGCTCACAGAGCCGCACGGATATCAGACCATCGTTGTTGACAGTCTCGACTGGCTCGAACGACTGATCTGGGACGATCTCTGCCGGCAATACAACGTCGCCAGCATCGAAAAAGTCGATGGCGGTTACTCAAAGGGCTACACGCATGCGCTCTCGCACTGGCGTCATCTGCTCGGTCTCCTGAATCGCCTGCGGTGCGAACGCAGCATGGTTGTGGTGTGCATCGCCCACGCGCGGGTGGAGAAATTCGAAGACCCGGAAGCCACTTCCTACGACCGTTACAGCCCGAGGCTGCACAAACACGCCTGCAGTCTTGTCTGCGAGTGGGCGGACGCTGTGCTGTTTGCCACCCGCAAGATTCGCGTGCAGCAGGAGGATGCCGGTTTCAACCGCAAACGCGGGGTCGCTCACGGCATCGGTAAAGACGGCGGCGAACGCATCCTCCGCACCATCGGCGGCCCCTCGTGCGTGGCCAAGAATCGCTTTGCACTCCCCGAACAGATCCCTCTGTCGTGGCCGGCCTTCATGGCGGCCCTTACCAACCCTGTCCAAACGAATGTGGAGAACTGAACCATGGCGAACCTGAACGGATTTGATGCAAATCAAGTGGAACCAGCTGCCAAATTTGACCCAATCCCTGCCGGTACTTACCTCGCTGTGATCACGGAGTCGGAAGAAAAGCCGACGAAGGCCGGCACCGGACACTACCTGCAGCTCACCTTCACAATTGAGGAAGGAACGCACAAAGGCCGGATCCTGTGGGCTCGCCTGAACCTCGACAATCCGAACGCGACCGCCGTCCAGATTGCTCGTGCGGAACTTTCAGCGATCTGTCACGCCGTTGGAGTCACATCGCCCGGCGATTCAGTGGAGTTGCACAACCTGCCGCTGATGATCACGGTCAAGTGTCGGAAGCGTCAGGATACTGGCGACATCACCAACGAGATCGCTGGGTATGCGAGGAAGAAATCCTCCAACTCGCCATCACCAGGCAGCTCCGGAACGTCGGTGCCACCATGGAAGAAGGCATGACGCTGCAGTTTGCCCTCCCGTACCCGCCGTCAGTTAATCATTACTGGCGGCGGGTGGGAGCACGAACGCTGATCAGTCGCCAGGGGCGAGCATTTCGTGAACGGGTGTGCTCGCTGCTGGCGCTGCAGCAACGCAAACCACTGGAAGGGTGGCTCAAGGTTCACCTGCAGTTCTACCCGCCTGATCGTCGTCGTCGGGATGTGGACAACATCCAGAAGCCGGTTCTGGATGCTCTGCAGCATGCCGGACTGTACCACGACGACTTTCAGATCGTATCACTGCTGACTGATCGCCTCGAGCCTCGCGATGGCGGACAGCTGCAGGTGACCATCACTCCGGTCACAAAAATTAACCCCGCGACCGACTCGGATCCCTCACTGGAACCATCCCGATGCTGACACTGCGGCCCTATCAGCAGGAGGCTATTGCCTCGGTCTATGAACACCTGAGAACGCGGGATGACAATCCTTGTGTGGTGTTGCCAACGGGATCGGGTAAGACCCCCGTGATGGCCACGATCTGTCGGGATGCTGTCAAAAACTGGCGCGGACGCGTGTTGATTCTGGCGCACGTCAAAGAACTGCTTGAGCAGTCGGCGGAAAAGCTGCGACTGGTCTGTCCGGAAATCCCGTTTGGCATTTTCTCCGCAAGCATGAAAAAACGCGACACCGATGCGTCCGTGACCGTGGCCGGGATCCAGTCAATCTACAAGCGGGCCTGCGAGCTGGGACCCATTGATCTTGTGCTGGTCGACGAGGCGCACATGATCGCTGTTGACGGCGAGGGCATGTACCGCCAGTTTCTGAAAGACTCTCGCACAGTCTGTCCGCACCAGCGGGTTGTCGGTTTCACGGCGACACCATTTCGCCTGAAGTCCGGGCTGATCTGCACACCCGACCATTTTCTGAATCACGTATGTTACGAGGTGGGTGTTCGGGAACTGATCGTGCAGGGATATCTGTCACCGCTGATCACAAAAGCCGGACGCAGGAAGGTTGACACCAGCAGCGTGCAGGTGCGTGGCGGTGAATTCGTGCCGGGGTTGCTTGAATCCCTGATGGATGAGCCGCAACTGGTGGAAGCAGCGTGCGCCGAGACAATCCAGCTCGCTGCTGATCGCACTTCAATCCTAATTTTCGCAACTGGTATCCAGCATGGCCGTCACGTGGTGGACACGCTGCATGCCAGATTCGGTGTGGAATGTGGGTTCGTCACCGGGAATACACCTGTTCCCGAGCGCGACCAGCTTCTGAAGCGATTCAAGTCGAAGGAACTGCGTTTCCTGTGCAACGTGAACGTCCTGACAACCGGCTTCGATGCTCCCGGTGTTGACTGCGTTGTCCTGCTGCGGCCCACGATGTCACCCGGACTGTATTACCAGATGGTGGGGCGAGGTTTTCGTCTTGCACCCGGCAAGCAGGACTGTTTGATTCTTGATTTCGGCGGCAACGTCCTGCGGCATGGACCAGTGGATGCCATCAACGTGGAAGCTCGTGATACCGGGGGTGGCAAGCCGCCCGCAAAAGAATGCCCGGGATGCCAGGCTGTCATCGCCACGGGCTACACAGCATGCCCACTCTGCGGTTACACCTTCCCGCCACCGGAGCGTAAAAAACATGACGCTGAAGCCACCAATGCCGGAATTCTCACAGGACAGGCTGATGTGCAGCGATACGAAGTGCTCGACGTCTATTATCGAATCCACAGGAAGAAAGACGGTGGCCCGAATGCGATACCCACCATGCGGGTTGATTACCAGCTGGGCCTGAACCACTGGCAATCGGAATTCGTCTGCTTTGAGCACAAGGACTTTCCTCGGCAGAAGGCCGAAACGTGGTGGCAGCAGAGATCACCTGATCCCGTGCCGGACACAGTTCAGCAGGCTGTTACGCTGGCGCTGGCCGGAGCGTTGCGAGTGACCCACTCAGTGACCGTGCGAAGTGTTCCGGGTGAACGTTTCGGTCGCATTGTCAAGTATGAACTGGGCGACATGCCGGAGCATGACGCTGATTTTCACTCTTCCGGTGCCAGCGACGACGAAGTCCCCTTTTGATGAACGAAGCCCGCTGCAGTGAAGAGTGGTGATTGCACCAGAAAGGATACCTGCCAGTGATCGACAGCGCTCTGAGTTATCTGCAGGCCGGCCTCTGCGTACTGCCCGCCAGCCTGAAGGAAAAGCGACCGATACTAACCGGCTGGAAGGCGTTTCAGTCACATCCGCCAACCGAACTCCAGCTGCAGCAGTGGCTGAATGGCCGCTCCGACGCGGTCTGTATTGTTACGGGAGCTGTCAGCGGCAATCTGGAGGTTCTGGATTTTGACTGCAACGCCAGTCAGTTTGACGAATGGGCCAGTCACATTCCCGCTGAACTGCTGAACCGCCTCGTGATGGAGCGCAGTCAGTCCGGGGGCCGCCACGTGATTTATCGCTGCGCAGAGCCGGTCTGCGGGAACATGAAGCTGTCGCAGGTCAAACGCGCTGAGAAGGTCGACACACTGATCGAAACTCGAGGTGAAGGTGGACTGTTTCTGTGCGCACCAACGCCCGGTTACGTGCTGGAGCAAGGCTCGTTCGACAACGTCCCCCTGCTGACAGCCGCTGAACGCGAGTTCCTGCTGGAGGTTGCGTGGAGCCTGAATCAGTACATGCCGACCGTAGTTGACGCTGGTGGACCAACCGGCGAGCCGGGTCAGCTGCGTCCCGGCGACGACTTCAATGAACGTGGCGATGTGCGTTTCCTTCTGCAGCAACACGGCTGGACGCTGATCCGCAGCGGGACCAACGAATACTGGCGACGCCCCGGGAAACCGTCCGGCTGGTCAGCAACACTCAAAGATCGAGTGTTGTATGTTTTCAGTGCGAACGCCGCACCGTTCGATTCAAACCGAGCCTACGCCCCATTCGCAGTGTACGCTCGGTTTGAA